GTGTTATTATCTACAAGTGCCAGAGAATGCTCCACCACTATACTTTCGTGAAGCAAAACTCAAAGTCTATCCGAAAGCAGATGAAATCGTAATCTTCCCAGGCCATGTTACCCATGAAGTTCCCAAAGCAAATGAGATGATTGGGGAAAGAATTATTCTTGCTGGTAATATCTATTTGGATTATCGTTACAACTCTTAGTATAAATACATTACATGAACGAAAACTATTTTATGGGCCTAGATGGTTTCGTATGGTTTATTGGCGTTGTAGAAAATCGTAACGACCCAGCTAAACTAGGTAGAGTACAAGTTAGATGTCTAGGTTTCCACACAGAAGATTTAACTGATATCCCATCAGCGGACTTGCCGTGGGCGCATGTAATGATGCCTGTTACTGACCCATCTATGCAAGGTCTAGGTAACACCCCATCTTTTCTAGTAGAGGGTTCTTGGGTCGTTGGATTCTTTCGTGATGCAAACGAAAAACAACAACCTGTTATACTTGGTTCGTTGCCAGGCAATCCATTAAACGAACCAGACATCACCAAAGGTTTTAATGACTTGTCTGGAAACTATCCATCTGAATATCGTTTTGAATCTGGACATGGTTTAGACGAATCAGATGTATCAAGACTTGCAAGAGATGAAGATGCAGAAACACATCTTTCACTTATCAATCGTAGAGCAACACAATTTAAAGATATACCTACAGCAACCAAACCAAATGTATCTACAGTATCAACTGCAAGTGTAGCAGAAACTGTTGGAACTTTTGATGAACCAACACCTAGAGGAACAGAACCCACAGGAGAGTATCCTTTTAATCATGTACACGAATCTGAATCTGGGCATATCAAAGAAATAGACGACACACCAGATGGCGAAAGATTATATACACAACATGCCGCTGGAACTTATGAAGAAATTATTGCTGATGGTACAAAGACAGTTAAGGTGGTTGGTGATAACTATGAGTTAGTTGCTGGTAAATCTAACATCTATGTGAGAGGAGATATTAATTTAACTTGTAGTGGAACAAAGAGAGAACTCATAGAAGGTGATTACATATTAGAAGTTGGTGGTAACTTTACTAGAAAAGTTGGTAAGTCGGAACAAGTTAAGATTGGTGCTGGAGAATCTGGTGGTAATCTGGAAGAAGAAATAAAAGGTAATCATGCATTTAATATTGCGAACTCTGTTATAGGTGCAGTTGGCACAACAGAAAAAGGAACTGCAAAAGATTTTGATATTACTATTGGTGGTAAAGAAACTAGAAGTATTGGTGGTAGTGTTGATATTACTGCTACTGATAATTATCAGATTACTTCACTCAAGAGTGTAGGAATACTTGCAAAAGAAAATTTAACAACCTTTAGTGTTGCCAGTACATCTATTGCTGCTGGAACAAGTTTAGATATGAAGTCGACAGCTAAGATGACAATTAAAGCAGAAGATGAAGTTGATGTAGATGGTACAACTATTAATTTAAATTAGGAAAATATATGCCAGGCGTAAGTAGAGATAACGATACAGCAGGTGGTGATTTAATACCATCACAGTCTACTGTTAAAGCAAACAGTAATGCAATTATTGTACATGGTGATAGTGTAGCAGGTCATGGTTCTGGTGTCCATGCTTCCCCAACTATGATTGCTGGTTCTAATAATGTTTTTATTGGTGGCATTGCAGTTTGCAATGCTGGAGATTCAGCTACTTGTGGACATACATCAACAGGTTCATCAGATGTAAATGTAGGATAAAAAATGGCAGACTTTACAAATTTAAATTTAGAAGGTGCAAATGAAAAGTTAAATAAAGCTTTGACTGATGCGAAAGCACTAAAAGATAGTCTTCTTGCAAATCATGGTGGAGATGCAAGTACTATTCTTGCAAGTGTAGAATCCAAAGTAAGTGATTTACAAAATTCATTTGCAGATATGATACCAGAGTTACCAACAATACCAAATATAAATATGCAATCTGAATTTGCAACACTAACTAATTTTGATATAGGAACACCACAGTATCAATCACAAGTCGCAAACATAACAGCACAGTTTGGTGCAGCAATGAAAGATAAAGGATTAGATATTGAATCTCTTGCTGGACAAATACAATCAGGTGGAGATGTCGGAGACTTACTTCCGAACTTACAATTACCAGATGGAGAAACAATACCTATTGAATTGCCAGCAGAAGTTTCTTTACCATCTACAGAAGCAGTAGAAGAAATAATACCTAAAGTTGATAAAGAAAATAACGCATCTTTAAAAACACCAGATGTAGAAGTTGTTACAACAGTATCTGGAGTAACCACAACCACAACCACAACAACAGGTGGGGAAGAAACAATAGAAATCTCTAGTTCACCTGCCGCTGTATCAGCAGCAAATGAAAGAGCAAGACTAAAAGAAAAACTTAATAAAAGAACTCTTATAACAGGTACATTTAAAAATAGTAGAGGTAGAGAATTACCTTTACAAAGAATGACAGATGCAAGAATTGAGGAGTTAGAAGTTAGAGTAGGTCTAGAATATATATCAGGTGAATTACAAAAACGATTTAAAAACAAACCTTTAAGTAAGGTTGCCCATAGAATATATTTTCAAAGTGATACAGATGATGCTGGTGGGCGAACAAATGAAAGCTTCTTAGCAGCTAAAAATATGGGAGATTGGAATTGGAAAGATGATGGTGAATATCTCTATTATGATGCAAGGTATAAAAAAAACAGGAAGACATAGTATTCTCTTATAAATAATAATTAAATAGTTAGGGATTTCTAATGTCAGCGTATAAAGATGCACAAGCACAAAATAATATTAGTCGTAATGTTAGACAATACTCTGACTTAGATTTATTCTTTGGTAAAAGAACAGTAGGTTCTGATGTCAATAAAGTAACTGATATACAGGCAGTTAAAAGGTCATTGAGAAATCTAATTAATTTGAATACATTTGAGAAACCTTTTCACCCAGAAATATCTGGTGGAATTCGTGAGTTATTATTTGAACACATGAACCCAATGGTTTCTGCCGTTATGGCAAGAAAGGTAGAAGATGTCATAGAAAACTTTGAACCGAGATGTCGTCTAGTATCAGTAAGAGCAATACCAGATTATGATAAAAATGCTTACAATGTAACTATAGAATTTTATGTAGTAAATGCACCCACAGAATTAGTAGACCTATCGGTTATGCTAGAGAGATTACGATAATGGCAGTAAATGAAAAAAGATTAAGAGTAACCGAATTAGACTTTGATAACATCAAAGATAATCTAAAGACTTTCCTAAAAGCACAAACAGAATTTAAAGACTATGACTTTGAAGGTTCTGGTATGAATATTTTACTAGACACATTGGCATATAACACACACTATCTAGGTTTCAATGCCAATATGTTGGCAAACGAAATGTTTTTAGATAGTGCATCACTTCGTTCAAGTGTGGTATCACATGCAAAAAGTTTAGGTTATGAAGTATCATCACCTAGAGCTCCAATCGCAGTAATCAATGTAAGTTTGTCGACAAGTGCAAGTACAAAAACTATGCCAGCAGGAACAGCATTTACTACTGTTGTTGATGGAACAGATTATCAATTCGTTACCATTGCAGATGTAACAGCAAGTAATACAGGTAGTGCAGTTCCTTTTGATAGTGTAAATATTTACGAAGGTAGTTATGTCACTACAAGATATACAGTAGACACAAGTGATGTAGACCAAACATTTACATTAGGTGATGCAAATGCTGATACATCTACACTTACAGTTAAAGTACAAACATCAAGTTCTGATACAAGTACAACTACCTATACAAAAGCAACAGACATAACACAACTAACCTCTAATAGTACAGTTTATTATTTACAAGAAACTGATAGTGGTTTGTTTGAAGTTTACTTTGGAGATGGTACAGTAAGTAAAGCAGTATCAGATGGCAACATTGTTATACTACAATATGTGGTTACAAATAAAAGTTTAGCAAATGGTGCAAACTCATTTAGTTCACCTACAAGTATTGATAGTGTAACATCTGTTACAGTTACTTCTGTTTCAGGTGCAGTAGGTGGTGCAGAATCAGAAAGTATAGATTCAGTAAAATTAAATGCACCATTAGATTATGCTGCTCAAGGTAGATGTGTTACAGTAGATGATTATAAAACTTATACTAGAAAATTATTTGCAAATACTCAGGCGGTTTCTGTTTGGGGTGGAGAAGATGGAAGTTTTGATACAAGTACAGGTGTATCATCTAACCCAGAATATGGTAAAGTGTTTATTTCAATTAAATCTACAACAGGTTCAAACTTAACAACTGTACAAAAGAGTAACTTAGTAGCTGCGTTTGCTCCATTTAAAGTTGCATCTATCACACCTGTTATTGTAGACCCAGAGACAACTTCTATAATTTTAAATGTATCATTTAATTATGATTCAACAGCAACCACATTTACTAAAGATGAGTTAGCAAGTTTAATTGCAACAACCATTTCTAATTTTAACTCAACTGACTTACAAGAATTTAATAGTTCGTTTAGACATTCTAAACTTACAGGATTGATTGATGATACTGATACATCTATTTTAAATAATACAACAACAGTTACTATGGGTAAATTTTTTACACCATTTGCTTCTTCATCATCATACACAATTAACTTTAATAATAAATTTTATAATCCACATACAGGATACAATGCAGACGCTGGTGGAGTGATTGCATCTACAGGATTTTATTTAGATAATGATACAACAACAGAATACTTTTTTGATGATGATGGCTCTGGTAATTTAAGGATTTACTCTGTAACTACAGCAGGTGTTAGAACATATTTAAATTCTACTGCTGGTACAGTAGATTATACTAACGGCACCATTAGTACTAACTCATTATTTATTTCAGCAGTATCAAATGTTGATGGTGCATCTTCAACACAGATTCGTGTAACTGTAATACCAAATTCAAATGATGTAGTGCCAGTAAGAAATCAAATACTAGAAATAGATTTAGTTAACACTACAACAGGTGGTAATGTTGATGCACAAGCGACTACAGGTTTAGGTTATACTGTAACATCAACAGGAACAACTTCTACTACAACTGTTACAACACCATCATCTACTTCAACCACTTCGGCGTATTAGATGAATGGCAAAGAATGATTCAAAACTAGTAACAAAAATTTCCCCACTCATTGAGGGGCAAGTGCCTGACTTTGTACAGTCAGACCACCAATCATTTACAAGATTTCTTAAACACTATTATCAATACTTAGAAGCAGGTAGGATTACTTATTCTGGTGACCTAGATTATTTAAGATTACAAACTAACACACTAGAGTTTGTTCTACAAGAAGATGGTGAAAGAATTGTTACTGAAACAGGAACAGGTAGCACAGGATTATTTTTAACAGGTGAAACAATCACAGGTGCAACATCAAAAGCAACTGCTGAAATCTTAGTAGAACATGGTAGAGAAAAATGTTTGTATATAACTTCTCAACAAAAATTTATTACAGGTGAAACAATTACAGGTAGTACATCTGGTGCAGAAGCAACAATAACAACATATCGTGCAAACCCAATACAAAACATTCAACAACTTTTAGAATATGCCAATGTAGATAATACTATCTATGATTTCTTAGACCAGATGCGTGACCAGTTTATGAACGCAATTCCAGAAACTTTGGCAACAGGTGTATCTAAAAGAAAGTTAATAAAAAATATAAAAGATTTATATGGTGCAAAGGGAACATCAAAAGGTCACGAATTATTCTTTAAAGCTTTCTTAGGTGAAACAGCAGAGATAAGTTATCCAACAGAAAAATTAATGAGAAGTTCTGATGGTAAGTGGACACAGAAATCTACTATTAGAGTAACTGCTGGTGCGAATGTCACAGGTGATGAAGTAGTTAATCAAGTGATTACAGGTGGCACATCTGGTGCAACTGCTGTTGTCGTATCATCTCAATCATTTACACAAGGTTTATTTGCTGTAACAGAATTAGAATTACAAAGTGTAGAAGGTACATTCGTTGATGGTGAAACAATTACAGGAACATCTAACACAAGAGATGTAGATGTAACATTTACAGTATCCTCACAAATGTCTGAAAGCACCCTTACGAATGATGGTATACTTAACAGTACCCTAGACACCCTAAGTGTTGAAAGTCTCGGTTCTGGTGTATCTGAAGTCGTTGTAGAGGACATTCTAACAGGGTCTATAAGTGAGGTAATTGTAGATGATGTTGGACAACAATATGAAGTTGGAGATGCGATTACATTTACTTCGGATTCAAATGACACAGACATATCTGCCGCTACAGGTATTGTAAGTGTAGTTGGTGGTGGTATAGTTCAGGAGGCAGGAACACTTGATGATTCTGATATTACAACAGATGCCATTATATTAGAATCTGGAACAGATAGTGGATTAGTTCCATTTGAATTTATTTTAGAAGATGGTAATTTAATACAAGAAGATATTATACCAGATTCTTCTACTAAAGTATTTACTCTTTCATCTTTAAATTCTACTACAGATGATATTAGAATATTTCGTGATAACATACAATTAAATTCAACAGACATTGCTGGTGATACTGTATGGAGTGTGAGTGGTGCAACTCTAACATTTACAAATGCTCCAACAGCAGGAATACCCCATGTCATAAAAGGAAATGTTGCTAACAAATTATTACTAGACAGAACCACAGCAGGTAGTCAAGATGCTGGTCATAATTTATTAACAGACACAGTACAAGAAGAAAATGACACATATTCAAATGGTGATTTGTTTGTATTAGAAGAAGATACTTTTGCAACACAAAACGAAGCAACATCAATTAGAAAAGTTCAAGTAACTGATGGTGGTAATGGTTATTCTAAATTACCAACTATATCTGTTACAAGTGATTCTGGTACAGGTGCAAGTTTACTTGCAAACACAACAGACATTGGTAGAACAAATGGTATAGAAATTAGAGATGGTAGTTTTGATTTAGATTCTAGTAATCCACCAGAGGTAACATTCCAAGCTCACTTTGTATTGAAAGATGTTACAGGAACATTTGCATCTGGTAATACTTTAACTACACACACAGGTACTGTAAAAAATTGGAATGCTAATACACAAGTTTTAAGCACAACTTTTGAAAATGTAATTAGAACAGATGGTGAAGCAACTACTACAGTTCAGAATGGTATAAGATTAGAAAACAATGCTGAATCAGAACCACATGGTATTCTTCTAGAAGATGTATTAGACTTTGATGATGGTAAAAATATTTTAACAAATGCAACAGGAACAACTACACCAACAAATACAAAAGAAATATTTAAAGTAACTGTTGGAAGAAACTCTACTGATACTGCAAACATATTTTATATCAATGGAGTTGCAAATCCAAGACTAAGTTTAGCAAGAGGTAACACATATAGATTTGATACATCTGATAGTTCTTTATACAATGCAGTTTCTACAGCTAATCATCAATTACTATTTAAATCAGTTTCAGTTGGTGGAAGTACAACAGGTGGTACTGCATACACAACAGGTGTAACACAATCTGTAGTTGCCGTTACACCAATAGGAACAACAGGTTCTTTTATTCAGATAGTTGTTGCTGATGATGCTCCACAATTATATTACTATTGTACAAATCATTCTGGTATGGGTAACTCTATACTTACATTTACAAGACCAACAATTATTAATGGTGTTGATGATAGAATAGTAATTGATGCAGATAGTAAAATAGGTGATGATGGAATACTATTAGAATCTGGAACAGTAAGAGCAAAAGCTACAGACCAATTAGTTCAAGAAACAGGACAAGCAATAGATGGTGCGTTAGGTAGTGGTAATGGTGACAAGTTTATTTTAGAACATCAACACATAGATGGTGGTGTACCAATCAATGTTGGTGAACCACTAGTCATAGATAGATATCGTGAAGAAGGTGGAACAAACTTTGTTATCATAGAAAATGGTGATGCAACTGATAGATTAAGTACAGAAGAATTAGGTACTGCATTATTATTAGAAGATAGAGATAGAATATTACACGAAGAAGATATACAGATTGATGAGATTGTGTTGAACGCAACAGACAGTTCATCAACAGATGCTGGGGATAATATTATAAATGAATCTGGTATTGACTTCTCAAACGACAATGTAACGATTACAGATTCTGGTGGTGCAACTGCAACAATCGTATCTGCCGATATTTCTACAGGAACAGTTACAGTAGCGTCACAAAAAACAAATGTTGGTACTTATAGTGGTATCTCTAGTTTAGTTGGTGAAGACTTAAACAGATTACAAGATTCTTATTTCTATCAAGACTATTCTTATGAAGTTATAATTGGTGAATCACTATCAACATATCTAAACGAATTAAAAAGAGCAGTTCACCCATCTGGATTTATTCCATTTGGTAAGGTAAGTATTGCATCACAAATATCTGCAAGGGTTACTACAACTGCTGTTGGTGTATCTGGTTACACAGGTGATGAAACATTCTCACCAGAACTTGCTTCTACATTTGAAACATTATTTGATGAACACATTAAGATATCACACAGAACAGCAGTCGGTATACAAGACCATGACCAAAATATTGTGTTGGATGGAACAGATGGTTCTTCAACAAATGCTGGAGACGGCATAGAATACGAAACTGCAACAGGAGATACAGGTCGTGGAATAATAACTTCTGAATCTGCGAAAGGTATTGGTGGTAATAGTCAAAGAGCAATCATACATTCTAGAGAAATAAAAATTAATTCTAATCCTGTTTCTAGAGTTAGAGATAATGTGTTATTACACTTAGCAGAATATCCATTTAGAAATGCATGTGGTATCTCATTAGAAAGTGGTGCAAGTAGTTTAGTATTAGATGGTATTAAACCATTTGACGATATTGCATTTTTTACTCTAGAAGATGAAACAGGAAATATTTGTTTAGAAGGTTGTAGACCTGGCACAGGAAGATTAATGGCAGAGAACGATAGAGTTGCTGTACCGATTGATATGGTTATGAATGAGAATGAAAAAATATTGTTTAGTGATGACGACAATGATACTACACTTACTTTTGATGAGATAGGTGAAATAACATTTGAACACATAATACAACCAGATGAAATTACTTTGGCAAATGATTCTGATAATGAAGACTTAACAGGATTTTCAGATTCAATTGTTATGGAAAATGAAGGTGAGTTATTATTAGATGGAACAAATTCTGCTGGAGAAGATGCTGGATTTAAAATATTACAGAATACAAAAGAAACAATTGTTACTACACAAGATGGTGGGGTTATACTTTTAAATGGAACAGACACATCTGGTTCAGATGGTGGACTAAGAATAATTTTAGAAGGTACAACAGATGACTTAGGATTCCCTACACCAATTAGATTAGAAAGAGAGGAAAGAACAGTAACAGCAAGTTCTAAGAAAGCAACATTTATATTAGAAGAATCAGGAGTATTAATAACTGAGGACAATGACCCAATATCTAATAACGATATAATCATAAGTGATAATATAAGTGAGGCAGGTGGTATTCTTATGGAAGATATTTTCAAGACAAAACGAAACGATAGAATTAAATTAGAGTATGGGGATGGTATAATTATTATGGATGGTAGTGGTGTTACAGCATCTACAGGATTAGATGGTTCACCTATTACACCTTATGATGAGGGTGAAGGATTTGCTGTAACCTTTGAAACAGTATTATCAGAACAACCAAGAGTTGCCATGGAAACTTATAATATTTTAGGAAGTCAAGGACACACACCAAGAGAAAACTTTAGACTAAGTTCTCAAAACGAAACTAGTTATAAGTCTAAATATGGGTATGCTCCTGTCGTTGTTCCTGCTGAAATAACTGTTCGTTCAACAGGAGATATTGCTCTTGAAGATGCAACAGATGATACTCATGGATTTTTAGTATTAGACACAGCAGCACATGCTGGAGATAATATAGATTTAGAAGGAGCAACAGGAATAACACACTAACTTACAATTAACTTGTATAAATAAAGGAAAGAATGGGATAAATTAAAATGGCCGCAATAATCACAGAGAAATTTAGACAACATAATGCTACTCAATTTTTTGAGAGTTTTACGGAGGCGTCTGCTTCTACATACTATTTGTTTGTAGGAAAGGCAACTGCATACACATCAGGAACTACAGGGGGTAGTGATTCTTCACCACCAACACCAAGTGATAGTCCTAGTGACACAGAATTTTATGCATGGGATTCCATGTTAGCTGCAAAGAATGTAACATCATCAGATGTTACTTTTTCAATACCAAGAAGAAATTGGGTGAATGGTACAACTTATGATATGTATGATGATAATATATCTTCATCAAATACAGCAACATCAGGTGCATCAAACTTATACGATTCAACATTTTACTTTATGACTTCTGATTATAGAGTTTATAAAGTTTTAGATAACAACGCTGGAACAGCATACTCTGGTGCTGAACCAACATCTGAATCTACATCCCCATTTGCATTAGGTGGATATGTATTAAAATACATGTATCAAATTACAACATCTGAGGCTGCAAAATATTTAACAAGTGATTTTATTCCTGTAAGTGATGATTCAACAGTATCTGCCGCTGCTACAGATGGTAAGATTGAATCATTAAAAGTTACAGCAGGAACAGGATATACAAATGGAACATACTATGCTGCTGTGTATGGTGATGGTACAAGTGCTGGAACATCCTCTGGTGCAATAATTAGAATTACAGTATCAGGTGGAACAATACAATCATTCGGATTAACTGCTGGTAGTGATACAACAATTCATGCTGGTGGTGCTGGTTATACATTCGGTACAGTAAATCTTGCATCAGGATATACATTCTCTGATTCAAGTTTATCAAGTGCATCTGCAATTGGTGGTACAGGTGGTTCTATCGAAGTAGTTATCTCACCTAAAAATGGTCATGGTAATAGTGCAGTTACAGAATTAGGTGGACATTATGTAATGACTGCAACAACATTGACACAGGCAGAAAATGATGATATTACAACTGCAAACGATTTCAGACAAGTAGGTCTTGTAGTTGACCCAACTAATTATGGAACATCAACAGTTGCAAGTGCATCTACACGAAGACAAACTTTTGTAGTTAAGGCATCATCTGTAAGTGGTACATTTGAAATAGATGAAAAAATTACACAAGCAACAACAGGTGCTGTAGGTAAAGTGGTAGAGTTTGATTCTACTAATAGTTTACTTTATTTCCAACAAGAAAGATTTGGAGACTTCGGTACTAATAGTACAACAGGTGACCATAGTGTATTTGAAGGTACGAATGTAATTACAGGTGCAACATCATCTGCGACATTTACACCATCAAGTTCATCAGAAACAATTACACTTGCAAATAATAATACACTTGCTACAACATCAGGTTATGCTAACCCAGAGTTACAACCAGATAGTGGTAATATAGTTTACTTAGAAAATAGAAAACCAATACAAAGAGATTCTGACCAAACAGAAGATATTAAACTAATTATAGAGTTTTAGAATATGGCGCAAATAACTGACTTAAATGTTTCACCATATTATGATGATTTTGATGAAGCAGATAATTTTCATAGGGTACTGTTTAGACCAGGCTTTGCAATACAGGCAAGAGAATTAACTCAACTACAATCTATTCTACAAAATCAAGTAGAGAGACATGGTAGTCACATGTTTAAAGAAGGTAGTATTGTAATTCCAGGCCAACTGTCATACGAAAGTGATTTTCCAACATTACAACTTGCATCAACTTTTGCAAGTGAAACTATTGACCCAAGTCAATATTTTGATGCAACAAATCCTGTAACTGTAACAGGAGTTACATCTGGTGTAAAAGCATATGTAACAGGATTCCAAGCTGCAACTGCAACAACACAACCCATACTATATCTTAATTATTATAAAACAGGTTCAGATAATTCTACTACAGTATTTGCTGATGGTGAAAATATAACTGCTGATAAAGCAATCACACATACCACAGGATACGCAACTAGTATTGCATCTGCGACTACATTTGCAACAGATGCCTCAGCAGTAGGTTCTGCTGCAACTATTGAAGAAGGTGTCATTTATGTAAGAGGACAATTTGTAAAAACATCAAGACAAACATTATTGTTAAGTTCTAACTCAGTTACAGAAAGTGCAAGAGTTGGTTTAACAATAAACGAAGAATTAATTACACCAGAAGTAGATAGTACACTTACAGATAACTCTAGAGGTTCTGCAAACTTTGCTGCTAAAGGTGCTCACAGATTAAAAATATCATTAACACTTTCTAAACTAGATGTAACATCTACAGACGATTCTAAGTTTATTGAAATGATGAGAATTGATAGTGGTACTTTAGTTTCTAAAGCAAGAGAAACAGAATATTCTGTATTAGGTGATGTACTCGCAAGAAGAACTTTTGATGAATCTGGCGATTATACAGTTAGACCATTTATGTTTGATGCAAGAGAAAGCATAACAAACACAGTACAAGGTGCAAAATTTACAGGTGTATACACAAGTGGTAATGATACAGATGATGGTGGAACTGCATCAGAAGATTTACTTGCACTATCTTGTTCTGCTGGTAAAGCATATATTAGAGGGTATGAGTTTGAAAAATTAGGAACAACATTTAAAGATTTAAAAAAGGCAAGAGATGTTACTACAATTAATGCTGGAGTTACTAACTTAGAGTTGGGTAACTTTGTTCGTATTACAAATTTATATGGAACACCAGACATTGGTAGTGTGAGTGGTGAAACAACACCATACAAAGAAATTAAATTACTTTCTGGTGGAACAGTTACCAGAGGTACATCATCAACAGAAGAACCTATTGGTGTTGCTCGTGTAAGAGCATTAGAATATGATTCAGGTGTATCTGGTACTAATGATGCCGTTTACAAAGCTTTCTTATTTGATGTTCGTACCTTTACAGTTTTAACTTTAAGTGATACACCAAGTCCATTACTAACTGCAACACATTCTACAGGAGTACAATTAAGAGGTGTTTCATCAGGTGCGACAGGATTAATATTTAATACTGATACAACTGCCGCTGATGGACATAGAGTTCGTTTAACAAATGTAGTTGGTGCATTTACACAAGGTGAAAAATTAATCGCATCTGATTCAGCAGAAACAGGTGGTATTATAGAAAATTCTTCAAACTCAGATTTAACAATTAGTTTAATAACTACAAGAACATTCTCAGAAACAAGACAACTGTTTATGGATGATGCTGATGCTGGACAAGACTTCACAGCAGATGTAGAATTAACAAAAAGAAGTACTGGAGATTTAATTCAATTAAACGCAACAGACGCTAGTCTTGCAAACGCAAACGATAATATTTTATTAGAAGAAGATGGTTCTACTGAATTAGGTATTGAACCTATTAGAGAAGCAGTATTAGTATCACCAGAAAAAAATGTTGCATTATATAAATTACCTAAAGCTGTAGTTAAAACTTTACTAACAGATTCAAACGATAACGCAAGTGATACATCATACACAATAAGAAGACAGTTCGTTGCTACATCAAACAGTTCTGGTGTTATCACAGTAACTGCTGGGAGTAATGAAGTCTTTGGTTCATTTGCAGAAGCAGATTATGTGATGTCAATATTAAGTGCTGGAGATGGTTCAGGTGTTCAAGGACAACTAGTTCCTATCTCTGGTAAAATTTCTGGAACAGGAAGTTCTTCAATAACAATTACAGATAATACAATTTTAGGTGATTCTGCTAAAGTAAAATTAATTGCAACTATTGTTAAATCAAGTGTTGTACAAAAAAATAAAACAACTAATTTATCTAAACAAGTTAAAGTAGTTGCAAGTGATGCTGATGGTGCATATGGTTGTAGGGCAACTGATAAAGAAATATCTTTAGGTCGTGCTGATGCATTTAGATTACAAGCTGTATTTGATTCAGAGGATACAAGTTCAGATGCAACTGCTCCAACATTAACATTGGGAACAGTTACAGGAACATTTACTAGAGGTGAAAAAATTACAGGTTCATCTTCTGGTGCAATTGCTAGAATTATTACAACAACAAGTCCAATACAATATGTATTAACAAATGGATTTGGTGCAACAGACTTTACAACCTCTGATACAATCACAGGTGAATCATCTAGTGCATCTTCAACAGTATCAACTGTGACTGCTGGAAGTAAAGTGATTACATCTAACTTTACATTAGACACAGGACAAAGAGATAACTTTTATGACATAGCAAGAATCGTAAGAAAGTCTAATGCAGAAAAACCACTAGGTAGATTACTAGTAGTATTTGATTTCTTTTCACATGGTACAGGAGATTTCTTTAGTGTGGAT